TGCTCCACCAATATAAAGATATTTAAATCCTTTAGCTTTATAATATGCACACTCATGTTTTAAACTTGCAATACCTAATTGTAATTTTGGAGTTTCATAATCCCAAGCAAATTGATAACATTCAATATTTTCATCATCATAAATTCCTATCATACTAAATGCAATTAACTTCCCTTGTTGATAATATCCATGAATGTCATTCTCTTCATATTCAATATCAAATATAGGCATCACACTATTAAACTTATGATGATTACAATATTTATAATATATCTCATTAAGCTGTGATGGAACAGGCCAAGGTATTAAGTCACCAAGAACCATACCGGCCTTTGTATTGATAAAGATATTATAGTCTGTTTTTTCTAAATTGATTCTAGCATATGAGTAACTCAAAAGATGTCTCCCATACCAAATCTCCAAGCAACTACATCATCTAAATTTTCTTGTGACCAATTATTATAATAACCCTTTTCTCTAAGGATATCACTACTCTGATTTAAGTCACTTAATCTTTGTACTAGTACTAGTATACATTTGCCAAAATTCATTTTGACACCATTAATAATTTCTTCTTCTTTTGGATGGTCTTCTAAAGCAACAAGGTCTCTTGGCATAGATACATGATTAAATTCCATTATTAAATGATTTAAATCATAGGGTGTATAATTTTTTGTGGCTGTATATAAACATGCAACTTGATATTCATCAGACCAATTATTTACTACATCAGCTAATGATTTACCAAGGTCATCTGTTTCTATATATTTAACTTTTGCAGCTCTTGCATACGGGCATGGTATTTGACCATACTCTTCATTATGTACAGAAACAAAATTATCTATCCATTGCTCTATTTCTTTCTTCATATAATATATTTATAATCATTTTATTACAGGAATTGGTAGTAGGAATATCTAAAAGATGCAACAGCAGTAAGATATTCTACATCTGTTGTTGTGATATCAAATGGTAAAGACGAAAGCATCGTCGGGTAAGCGTCTATAAATTTGATTTGTTTAGTCACATTATTTGCTGAATTCATAATAGTTAGAGTTAAGTCTCTAACATGATTAGTCGCAGTATGCACTGATTCTACATTACCTTTTAACCAATCAAATATCTCTTTATAATTTAAAAGGTCTTCATCAATTAGATATGATATTTCAAATTGACCAAAGGTTATTTTATCTGAAGCCATTGCAACATCAACTTGTTTCCAAGGTAATGGTGCACCATCCGCAGATACATCTGGGAGAATCATTGTTTGAATCGTAAATTCTGCACCAGAATAGGTTTGGCTATCTAGGGTTAAAACAAACGACGATGGGTTTAAAAAGTTTGGCATACTTATATTTATACAAAAAAATCCCCCAATTAAGGGGGATTTCTTTCTGTGTAACTTTAGAAAATTACAGGTTAGTAACCTTACGTTTTCTGTAGTATACGTTCGCGCCCGCACCAGCAGTGACAAATGGATTGTCAGCAATACCGTAACGAGTTTTGAATCCGATTCTTGGTTGGAAGTCATTCTCACCAATAGTCTTCATCATGCTTAAAGGAACATATGGGCAGTAGAACATACCAGCGTCATATGGGTTTGCACCCTTATAACCAACTGTGAAGTAATCTACAGCAGCATATGGATCAACGTAAACAGCCATGTTGCCATTTATAGTACCAGCTCTTAGTGAACCAGTTACGTCTGAATCCTGAGTTTGTGGACCTTGTAGTCCTAAACCAGTATCCATAACGCCTGCAGCATTTAATGCAGCAGCAACATTGTTTGATACCATTACCCAGTTACCCTTTCCACGACGTGTAGAAACAGCAATTTGGTTAGCTTCATGCTCGATAGCTTGTACCAGAGCTTTGAATCTTTCAATTGACCAACGAGCGCCACCGTTGTCAGTAGCATTTGTGCAGTTGAAAGTACCAGCAGAGGCACCACGAGTTGAAGTAACAGAGTTGACATTAACCGTACGGATAATCTCACGATTCATTTCAGCCAATATTTCAGTTGAAAGGATGTTCGCGAGTTCTGTCTCAGCAGAAAGACCGTGAATAGCTTTAAGGTCTTGTGCTAATTCAGTAGTGTACTCAGCTTTAAGAGCACGAGACTTTGCAGTCACAGTAGTCTTATCGATTGAGAACGCCATCTCAGGTATTGCAGGAGAACCTGTAGTACCTTGTGCTTCAGCAGTTGCCGTAGCGTTACCTGAACCAGGTGCGTAGTCATCTACATCAGCAGGTGTATCAGTATCACCAGCAAATGGATCATCACTAGCTGTAGTAGAACCAGAAGCCGCACCAGCGAAAGCTGTATTAGCTTCGTTGAATAATGCTTCAGTACCACCTTGAGTTGTATAACGGCTCTTCATAGCGAAGATTAAGCCAGTTGGACCAGTCATTGGTTGAACACCAACTAGGTCAAACGCTAACATCGCAGGAGTCGCACGTCTAACTAATGAGATGAGAACTGGATCCCAGTTATCTACACCACCACCAGTTTTATTCGCAGCTGCAGCCTCAGATAACTGATTCTCCTCTGCGAAGGCTCTCTCTTGGTTCTCAAGAACGACAGCAGTTACATTACGTCTATGCGCATCTGCAATTTTGCCAGCATCTTGTGAATCAAGGACAGGGGCCCATTTTTCCTGTAATTGAACTTGATTAATAGCTTCCATTTAAATTTCTCCTTGGAATTATTTTGTGCGCTCGATTGCGCTTAGATATCTCTTCATATTGTCAGAAATATCTTGCTCTTGTGTTTCCTCAGTAATAGCGTCCACTTCTGGAGCATCTTCTACCGCGGTATCTTTATTAAGGTAAGATTCCTTAATTGTTGCTACCTTTTTAGCATAATCTTCGTTGCTGTCGGCTTCAATACCTTCAACCAATTCACGAATCTTAGCTTCTTCAGTTGCTGCTAAACCACTACACGCTTCATTAACTATGTCTTTGCGTTCGTAATCTCTTACTTTTTCTGCAAGTTCCATAGCTTTCTCAGTCGCATCGTTTAATTGAGCTTTAGCATCTTTAGCTTCTTCAGATAGGGCATCTAAGATGTCACCCTTATCTTCAGGAACATTGATGTGATGCTCTGCAAACAATTGACTAAGTGAACCGATAAATGATTCAGTGATTTCAGACTTCAGAGAATGCTCAATTGCAACCTCGTTATCCTTCATCCAGTTTTCAACTACATATGTTAAGTAGCCGTCAACTTTATCAACCAAATCTTCTTTAATAGCTTCAACTTCACCAGTTAAATCAGATTCATATCTTTCTTCTAATTTAGCTGTCTCAGCGATAATTTTAGATGTTAGCGCTGCTTCGAAAATAGTTTCAGCTTTCGCTTTGAAACCTTCAGATAAAGTATCTTCATCTTTAACTAGAGCTTCGATGTCTTCTTTGAATTTCTTCTCAACAACATCGCCTGTAGTGCCATCATCAGCTTTGACTTTCTTCTTCTTAGCTTTTGATTTACCTTCAAGGTCACCCTCGCCATCTATGTTTTCGTCTTTCGACGCTTTCTTAGATTCTTTCTTAGCTTTCTTTCCGCCTTCTTCTACATCGCCTTCATCTTCATCACCTTCATCGTCCTCTTCTTCTTCATCGTCAACCACTTCAGCTTCAGCTTTCGCTTTAGCCTCAGCTTTTTTCGCTGCTTCAAAGATTTCGTCAAGGCCCTCTTTAGACATTCCTGCCATAGAGGCTTGTATTGCTGATAATGTACGAGCTTCCGTAAGAGGTGCTTCTGGTGTTTCCACTTCTGCGTCTACTTGCGTATCCTCTACGATAACCTCGTCTATGTCTTCAACAATTTCGTCTTTTTTAACTTCAGACATTGTATTCTCCTATAGAGATTATAGTTTAGAGAGGAAATGCTCAAACCCCGCAGTCTGTTGCTCTTCCGAGTACTTGACTTTGGACTCTATCACTTCTGTCTCACCTTCTTCAATTACCTTGATAAAATGACCAGGTCTATCCTGCTCATAAGAAACTCCTTCCATAATGCCGTTAACAAACGCATTAGGGGCAGAAGGATCTTGAACGATATCAATTGTGTTCAGCATAAAATCATCTCTGACATGATTGACACCATTTTTCATTTCAAGGCTTCCCATACCACGACTTGACACTCCTAATTGAACACCACCTTCGACAAGACCTTTAACAATCTGTCCCATGGGGGTATCTAATATAAGTGCTTTTCCTAACACATTATTACCGTCCCATTTGAGTTCGGTAATTCTGTGTGAAACTTTATCCAAATTAATGGTTGGACCATCAGGGTGATTTAGTTCACCAACTGCACGGCCCGTAATAACTTGCTCATTGACAAATTTGTCAACGGCGTTTGTAAGAACTTCACGTGTATACACACGGCCATTCTTATTTTTGTTTTCAGCTTGCATAAAGATACCTTCTAAGAAGGTACTCTTTTTACCAGTTTTCTTATTTTCTTCAATAGAAAACCCTAATCCATGCTGAATATATTCTGTGATTAACTTCATAATGCTTATGCTCCCATTAAGTTAATAAAATCTTTTAAAGATCTTTCAGCAGCACCCATTGACTTATAGTTATCCATCTTTATACCATCAATGTATAAATTGAATTTAGATGTTATAACTGCTGTAGTTTTTTTCTTTCTTCCAAGTTTGGTTAATTCCTTGGCTACCTTTTCACCTTTCGGGAGCTTTAATTTAGCTTCGATTACTTCATTAAATGATTCCTTAAATGTCAGCATTTGCTTCAACTTCCCCTGTTTCGACCTCAGAGGTTTCAACCTCTGTCTCCGGCGCAGGTTCTTCTACGTCTGGAGCGTCATCAGATGCTCCATATAACTTCGAAGCAACTTCTTGTTTTTGATTATCCAATGCGCTCATGATTTTATCATGCATAATACTATTAAATGTATTATTGCTCTTTTGCGCATCGCCCGTTTTTATATTGTCAATTAAGTCTCTTGTGCTCATAATCTCTCTGTATAGTATTTATAAAAATGTTTATTTCCAGTAAACTTTTTGTATACTTTATGTATTATATCGTACCACGTGCCAAATCAGGGTTAAAGTCATCTGGGGTGACAGGATCATCGACGTTTTGCTTAGCAATATCTTTAATCTCATCATCAGTCAACTTAAGAATATTTCGACGTACCCATTCTTTAGACCAGAATGTGCCAATATATTCGTCCATCATCTGAACCGTTTCTATACGTTCCTTAAGAATTTCTGCATCTTTAAGTTCAGCATAGTAGTTATCTCTGGAATATTCTACAACAATATCTTCACGGATATTTACCCAGTCACTAGGAACAATAATCTTTTTAAGGATTAATTGTCTCTTCAGTGCTTCATAGAATAGTGTTGAGAATTTAGTACGGCAACGATCAATAAACTTTTGGAATTTAAGTTCGTCACGCGTAATTTCGGATGAACGACCAACAGAGAATGCATCCGCTTCTGTTAGTCTGCTCATAGGGACATTCAATGCCCTATATAATTTGTTTTGGAAGTATACAATATCTTCAATCTCACCTAGGTTTTGTCCACCCGGTAGAGTATCGATTTCAGTACCTCGGCCACCCTCTCTACGAGGTAACCAAAAGTCTTCCATAATATTACGATGAATCTTTTCGTCTTTTAGATTACCGGTTGTAGGGTCATATACGACCTTATTACGATATCTGTTCATCGTATTATTTAAATATTCTTCAGCTTTCTGCTTAGGTAAGTTACCAACATCGATATAGAATATACGACGTTCAGGAGCTCTTGCTATACGATAGATGACAAGTGAGTCTTCCATCATACTTAATTGGTTAATAGGTTTAAGGGCTTTATTTAAGTAGCCAATAACCTTATTGCGTTCTTCGTTT